ATCCTGATCTACAACCTTTGGGATTGAAGATTAATACAACCAGGATAAGGAGGACCTAATAAGATCTTTCCTACAAGAAATATAATAGTATTGTCAATAATACAACGAAAAACCTCACCACAAGGTGAGTAAAAATAAAATTATTAAAGACAATAAAATTATACCATAACTAGGTTTGTTATGTTTTCACCTTATAGAAAGGATTTTAATAGATTGAAGGTATTTGGGAGTTAAGGAACAAATATCTAAAATCTACCAATTTATAGATAGTCAACAACTGCCTCAATACGCTTGAGTCTAGGAGCTCCAATGAGATAACCAAAATTAAAATCATCACCTGCAGCCTGATACACAACAAATTCTTTACAATTAGTATTGAATGTTGCGCCAGGGTCAAAATAAACATAATAGCGGGAGATGTAGTCATCACGTTGGGGCAAATAAGTTCCATCAGAAATCACTTGGATAGGAGTAAGTGAATAAAATGGAGCTGTGATTTCACAAATTTTATTATTCTGCCCATCAACAAAATGGGAGAATCGAGAAGACGTAGCAAAATTGTCTTCGGGGTTCTCTCCAAGAGTAGAAGCAGCAGAAATATTTGGTGGAGTCACAGTTCCATTTACTTGAAGAACTGATCCTAGATACGCACGCACAGAGAAAGTCTGAACTTTTGGATCATCTGTATTGCCGTTTCCGACAACACATTTATATCTACGAGAACCTCTATAAAATCGATAGATCTTAGCAATATATTCTATTGGGGATGTATTGATTGAATAGGAACCAAGAAGGTTTCCTGTATTATCAAAAATTTTAATAGGGTAATCGTAGGTATTAGCAGTAGGTTGAAGCGCACCAAAATAAGCAGGATCTAGAAGAATTTCAGATGGGGAAGCAGAAGTAGTGGTGGAAGCTTTGTAAACTGTTGGAGTAAATCTTTTCAGCAAAACACGAAGGTTAGTAACTTTTTCACCAATGGTGAGGGTATTAGCAGAATTAAAAGCATTGGGAGCTGAAAACATTTTTGTAAATGTAGAGCCATCTAGTTGGGTAGAATTAGAGATGGCATCTGAGACATTTTGAAAAGCTTGAACAGAAGGAAGTGATTCATCATCTTCTTGTTGACTTTCATCAGCAATAGGAGAATCAACTTCATCCTCTTCAATAATTGGAGGTACATCCTCTGAAAGATCACGCTTGAATCTCATTTGAGAGAAAGCAGATGGTCCGGAAGGAAGGTTGGAACAAGGTCTAAAGGAAGTGAAATTTGGAACAGCAAATTCAATATCATCTCCACCTGAGATCCAAGTAATGATCTGAACAGTAGCAGATGCAGCTCCAGCATTTCTCAGTCTATTGAGAACTTCATATTGAAGCACACCAGAAAAGTAGTTAAGATTGTTTGAGCCAATTGCAGAATCCGAATTATTAGTAGGGCCATAAGGATTATTAGCAGTGTAATCGTAGACATCAGAAACTAGCCAGGGTTTGGTTGAGACATAAGGGATTTCAATATCAATCTCAGAAGAGACAGACAGGTCAAGGATCCAAGAATATGCTGAATCTGAGGGATAAAAGGTATTACGGATATAAGCACCGGGATGATACGAGATTCGAAGTCTTCCTGAATGGAAGCCAGTCTTGGCGACTGAGATTCTATATCGAATTGTACCATGCCAGAATTTGAACATTGATGCAACATAAGCAAGCATAGTTGGTTCATAGTTAGTGTTGTTGTAACGGCAAGCACCAGGACCAACAAAGAAGGAAACAAGCCTACCAGTTGAATTAACAGTCCAATTATTGGAATCAAGAAAACATGACTTTTTGGCAATGAATTTAACATCAAGTTCATCAATAGTACTAGAGAAAACTCCAGGGACAACACCAATAGAATTATCGGGTACACAAGAAAGCATGACAGAATTATCAGGACCTTCTCCATGGGTAAAGCCTTTAGCAGGGATATTATAAATGCAATGGGGTTTTTCAACATCAGTAGGTTTTGAGAATCCTGAAGATACAAGACTCCCAAGTCTATTCATCCAAGAAAGTGGGGATACAAGGGATGAAAGCATAGGTACTTTAGAAATAGATTTAGCAAGAGACATGGAGGAGGTAACTAGTCCAGAAATAGCTTGAAGTTCAGATTCAGAATTTTGAGCACGAGGGTAATTTTTGTAAAATTCATCTTCATTAGAATTATCTGATTGAGCAATGGGTTTGTAATAAGAGGTTCCGTTGTTAGCAAAAGTAAAAGCAAGATCATTTCCATCAAAAGCAGCAGCGGTAATCAATTTAGAGGAGGTAGTATCTTCATTAGTAATAATGATACCATTAGCATCACGGGTACAAACACAGGAATTATAAATAGAATTAATAACAATTGCAGTTTTATTACCATCATAAACATTAGAAAAGGAAAGCAAATAATTTTGAGTTGTGAAATTTCCAGGAATAGTTGAGGTAGCAATAGCAGGTATAGTAAAATCAGTAATACTATAAGTAGCTCCATCAGTTAGTGCAAAAGTAAGTGGCGCAGGTAGATCAAGAGGTTTATAAGGTACAACAAAGGTAGCATTAGAGGGTACAAGATCACCAGAGGTAATAAGAGAAGAAGCACCAAGAGTTAGGATAAGATGACCCGATATACCAGTAGTAGTGGTAACAGTATATTGATAAGTATTTGCTCCAAGCGTCCCAATAGCAAGGGTAAGTGTAGTTCCTCGAGGCAACAAAACAAGGTTTTTGGAAGAGGTTTCAATCAAAAGGGATGTAACAGTTGTAACTTTAGAAGTATTATTAGTAGGAAGAGGAACATTTGCCCAAGCAGGGTGTTTGACATGTTGCAAATCATAGCCTTGTGAGGAATAAGTATAAGGTGAATAATAAAAAGAAGGATCATTAAGGGAAACAAATTCAGCACCAGTAGGCATTTGAAGGTCGATATCTTCAAACCAAGCAATAACAGAAAGACTAGCATTCTCTACAGTAAGAGGAGCAAGAACAGTCAAAAAGAGATCACCCATAGTACCTTCACCAGTTGTAAGACAATAATGGGATTGGGGTGCACAATAAGGTATAGAAAATTCAACAGGTACTCCAGAAGCCACATCCAATTCAACACCAGGGTATCCAGTTTTACAATACATATTATCAGCAGCAGTTTGTGTTCCAGAAGCAAGTTCATAGGGAGAAAACCAAATCCATAGCTTACCTTGAGAAAAAGGTTGAGCATTAACCATAATACGAACTTTTACATTAGCACGAAAATAAGCAAAATTAGAAAGCTTCTTAACAATATTGGGTGATTTATCAAAAATAGCTTGGGGAAAAGAAAAGACAGAATTAGTAATAGCTTCAGTAGGGTATTGATTAATAGTTTTTCCAGTAGTCCACATTGAGGCATCATCAGTCAAAAGCACAGTTCGAGAAAGAACATCAAGAATTCCATGATTTCTTCCTTCTTCAGCAAAAGTTTTCCAAGATGAATAAGCAGTCATTCCAGGTTTTGCACCAGACACAAGAGTAGAGTCATCAGCAAAGGTTGTAATTTGTTCCGTTGAGAGGTTTCCCATAGCGGGAGAAGTCATTTCACCAGTATTCATAGCAATCAATCATAGTTTGAAAACTCCTCAAAGTCTGATTAAACTTTGAGTGAAAATTTGTCGGATTAGTAGCCTATATTTTAGAACCCACACACTAATCAATAGAAAATAAATTTTCTGGTTCTACCAAAATTTAATAAATGCAAAATTTGGTAACTTGTGACCGGGCTCTGCTGCTTGGATTTTAACGACAATTTAATCCAAGCCCCTAGCACAAGATTAGGTTTTCCAAAGCCTGACCATAAGATGATTCGAAAAATTCAACGTACTCATCATAGGTCAGAATTTGCGGTTGGCAAGTCATAGTCTGTAAACAGGCATCTTTGATCATTCTCACAGATTTTTCAAATACTTCACGACCATGGAGTGAGAGTTCCATAGCAGAAGTTTGGCAATTCGTACAGCAGGCAAGTTCGATATCCAATTCACCGCGAATCCAGTTAACCATTTCCATGCAAACACCATAATCCAATGGAGCAGTATAGAGCTTTCTCTCTTCATCATAACGAAATTTCCGTTTGAGAAAGGATACTTCTTCCAATCTCCTAAATGGTTTTGCATCAGAAGCAGAATTTTTCAGTTCATCAGTATATTCCATTCCAATTGTAGCAAAGACTTCAGTCATAGTATTTTGGTTGAACCATTCAATGACCTCATCAGAAATATTCAAGACATTATCATCTCCATAAGAAATCATAGAGACGTTTTCACGAAAATCCTTCATAGTAACAACTTTTCCAGCTTTTCTTGCACACAAAACAAAGACAATTCTGCAAACAACAGAGTTGTAGATTGAGTTCAGAACAGCTGTCAAAGGATGTCCAGAAGGATGTCCATGAGTCCAACAATAGAGATTATCACCAACAATGTGAATTGAGTTGATTATCTCTTGCCAAAGAATATCTCTGATTTGAGCATTTTCAGGTCCATCGCCATACCAATCATTAATCA